TAAAATTTAAATCTCCATTACTTCCTACTCCTCCTGCTCCTCCTACAGAACTGCTACCAGCAGAACCTCCTGTAGCTGAAACAGTAGTAATCGTTTGAGTGCCAGAAGCAACTTGAGATGTTGCACCAGCACCACCAACTGTATAAAGTAAGGTACTACCAGGAGTTAAACCGGTTAAAACTTTAATTGCTGTGCCTCCGCCACCGCCACCGCCGCCAGTTTCCGCTCCTGGTCCAGCTCCATTACCACCGCCAGCAGTAACAGTAACTTTGACCTTAGTAACACCAGAAGGAATAGTCCAGGTTGCAGATGTGCCAGTTGTTTTAACATCCATTGTTGGTATGGCTGATGATGAAATTGATACATTAGCCGCATAAGTGATACGACCAGCGCCATCTACACTAATTGTTGGCACACTACTTGAACCACCATAGTTAGCAGCAGTAACGCCTGTGAATGACATATTGTTTGAACCAACAGCATAGTAACCAATGTTGTTACCACTTACTGCATTTGCTGTTAATAAGTTTGCTGTGATTGTTCCAACTGCAATTAAGTTTCCTGTGATAGTAGCAGGAACAATATTGTTTGCGCGAATGATACTAGATGCAAGTGTATTACCAGTAACAGCATTTAAACCAATGTTGTTGCCACTTACTGCGCCGACACCGATGTTATTACCACTAACAGCACCAACACCGATGTTATTACCACTAACAGCATTCGTACCGATGTTGTTACCACTTATGGATGAAGCACCTATAATATTGCCAGATATGATGATGCCACCATAGTTAATATTGTTACCACTTACAGCACCTGTTCCTAACTTGTCACCCGTTACTGCACCTGATCCTAATTTTGTGTTTGTTACTGATCCTGCTGCAAGTTTGGATTCAGTTACAGAACCTGCTTGTAGTTGTGCATCAGTAACGAGATTATATGCAACAAGTCTTTCATAGTTATAACGAACTACAATGTTGTTTGTGCCTGTTGGAGGCGCCGAAGTAAATGAGATGTTTGAAGTGCCAAAGGGATTAATAGAAATTGTATATGCAGAAATTGGATCTTGAATTACATTTTCAATTATGGCAATAACATCATTTGCTCCGGCAATTCTACGAGTCAATATAAAATCAGTTGTTGTTGAATTGCCATTATAGCTATCAAAACCAGAAGCAAAGCTGTAATTTTCAGGTGTATTACCAAGGTAAGACATTAGGTTATCTCCAGAACCGAAGTAATAACATCAGCAGATGATGAAGAAGAAACATGGACCTGTAGATAATCGTTAGCTTCAAGGACAAGTTTTTGGTCTCCACCAATTGGAACTAATGAACCGCCTGGCGCAATCGTAGCACCATTAACCAATTGAACACCAGTAGCAGCAGTATATGCATTTTGTGCTGTTGTTCCCGCAGCTTTTAATACATAATTTTTAAAAGTATTCGCCATGATTTCCCTTGATTACGAGTTTATTTATTCTTTATCCTAAAGCAATTGCAAAAGCAAGAGCATTTCCTACGGAATTGTTTGCAGCTTCAAATGCGCCATTCGCATATATTGCCGCTGAATTAGCCGTGTCATATGAAGTATTTGATCTATTACCCGCTTGACCTGCCAAATTAATTACATTAGCAGTTGTGATATTGCTGTATGTAACTGTAGAGTTGGCTATGGTGGTGTTGCTTCCTAGAACGGTATTTCCTGCAACAGTTAGATTAACTCCAATATTAACAGAACCATTTGCCTCTAGATCATCGAACCCGATAGTGTCTAATACGATGTTGCCAGATACAGTAAGATTACCAGTAATAGTTACATTATTTGATACCGAAATATTTGTGTTTGCATAGAAGGTAGAATTGACACCACCATCGGTCAAAGAATTCATCTTTGAGATAAGTGACTGTGTACCTCCTAACCATTGACTGAAGGTATTCGATGTTGCTAATTGGTCTATAATTGCCATTATGCTTTCCGTTGAGCAAGTTCAAGTAATAGAGATTTGATTTCTTGCATATTGTTTTCTAAATTTGCAATACGATTCTTCATCTCTTGCTTTTCATTTAATTCTTTTTTGGCTTGTTCTCTTTGTTTGTAATATTCTTCCAAAGCTTTTCTGTCTGTATTTAGAATTGCCTTGGAAGCTTTATCTCTAACTAGATGCTCATGCCCTTCTACTCTAAGTGTTTCCATTATCAAGCGCCTTCAGGTGTTGCAATCGATCTAAAGTCTCTAATCTTTGGTACATCGGTTGGGTCAGTTCCAACTAACACAATCTTGATAGCAAATTGTTTGAAACTCTTGAACGATGTTGTACCAGAAACATATGATACTGAGTTGTTTGCTACACCATTAACACCTGGCGCGAAAGACAATTCTCTGTAATCGTTTTCATTTGCCGACAAGAAGTTTATGTTGCTATCATTCTGTGTCATCAATTGATAGTTGTTATCATCAAAAGAAGAAGGATCAGAATCAGACAATAGTTTATAGTAGACATAGATGTTTCCGCCAGATGGTTTGTATGCTGTTACATAAACACGCAAGTCGCCAGATTCAAAGCCGTCATTTAGAATAACTCTGCGGGTAATATAACGAGCAGCACCATTACCACCAGATTTCTTATCTTCACCATTATATGTTACGGTTGCTGAACCACTTCCAATTGTTACTGTTGGTGATGTGGTGTAACCAGAACCACCAGAGTTAGTCAAGTAGATTGCATCAATAACACCTGCTGCCGTAACATTGGCACGGGCTGCTGCGCCTGAACCATTACCACCACTAATTGTTACTGTTGGTGGGCTACCAGAACTGTAACCTGTTCCACCGTTTGTAACGATAAATCCGCTGTTAGCAAGTGGTAGATTGTTGATAATATTCTCACGAACAATTACACCCATTCTAGTAGAATCAATTAGAGGTGAAATTGCTGTATCTGTTGTTTGCATTGTTGCTTGAACAACAAATGAATCTGTAGTTACTGCACCAGCTTCGCCCAAATAATTGTTGTAGTAATTTGCTTCCGAAACAGTATTACCTGTTGCTCCAGTTGCTGGATTCCAAGGTAAACGAATAACTGTACCATCATTTGTAGTGGTTATAACTCTACGACCAGAACCATCATTCATGGTATATGTTTCGGCTGGTTTTATAGATTTGTATCCAGCTAATGAACCAGTTGAACTGACGATAGAATTAAACTTGTAGTTGACTGATGTAGATGGAATTACCATGTCACCAACAACCAAGTTAGCAACATCATATACAGTATTTGCCTGTGGCTTTAATGATTTAAATGTTGCTGTTCCTGCGCTAGATGAGAATTCACATCTATACATTCCAAATGTCATAGATGTTTTTGGCTCTGGAAGCCATGTGCTACCATTCTGTGACAAGAATAATAATCCGCCATAAGGAATTGGAGAAATCTTTGTATCTGTTGACAAATCATTTTCTCCACCAACAGCAGCATATATCTTATAATCCAAACAGTTACTCAATATACAGAAAGAATGTTCGCCAGGTTGAACATATACAGGACTTGGAAACACAAATTCAGTATATTTTGTAGAGTCTGTTAAATCTGGTTTACCATCGGTAACCAAATTTATCTTGTCTGGAGTCAAAGTAACTGTAGCATATGGATATATTGTAGCATATGATGGATAACCATTAACTGTTGGACGAATCTGTAGTGTTACGGGAACAGTATCAGATTTCGTTTCAAAGCACAGACGAACTTTATCAATATATACACCATTTTCATATGTTGCAGGAGATATTAAGAAAGTTTGTGCTAAAGGATCAATCCATCCAACAACCCTCGAACTGGTTGTTTGAGTGGAAGTTGTAACAACCTGTTCTGATTTTGCCGCAACTCTCTGTGTTGTTGGAACAGTAGCAGAGATTATTGTATCTTGCAATGTCCCCAATAGACCCTGTGCAAAGAACGATGCGTCACCATTTGTCGAAGAAGAACCAACATCATTGGTGCTGTTATTGATTAATCTAAATTTCTTTTCGCCAATACGGAATGTTGAAGCTGGAATAAAGAAGATACCAGCAACATCACCAGAATCATTAGTTGTAGGACGGCCAATTGTATAAATCGAATTTGCATCTGGCGTTGTTGTCCAATTGCTCGAAATTCTTGCGGTTCTTGTGGCTGCACTATATGCGTTAATGGTTCTCTGTTGACCAGCACCTGTACCTGAAACAATAAAAATGGTAGACAAGTTAGCAGTATTCGCATATAGAGATTCATATGCTGAACCAGATGCATCAAGGCGAAGAACAATGTTTGATACATTAGCTGCCGCGGCATTTCCACTATAATGTTGATATTCTTTAATTTTAATTGTTGTTGATGAAGTTGAACCTATCAAATTGGCATTTGTAATAGTACCAAATGCAGTATTTGGATTAACTGATACAACATATGCTTCATTATTAGAAGTTTTGACTACAATACCAGTTGCAACATTTACACCAGTATCCATATTTCTAACAACGATAGATTCTGGATTACCGGTATTAGCAAAGTATCCTAGATTGTTTCCTTGTAGAACAAATTTATTGCTTCTTGAAACATACTTGTCAACAGGAGTATTATCGAAGAATGGGTATAGAGTTTGTTTTGGTTCAAAATCGGAACCAGTAAATAATATTCCAATGTTTCTCATGTAAGGAATAACAGAAACATCAATCAGTCTATCACCAATCTTTTGTTGTATTGTTTGTGGAACAACCTGAGTAGCAACACCAGATTTGATTATTTTGTTTGAAGAAATGGTAGTAGTAACTTCATCTTGGAGTATTGCTCTCCCTCCACCGCCGCCAGAATCGTATTCTGAACCAATATCTTGAGTTGTTGTAGATGTACCCAAGAATAATATTTCTGTTGAATCCCATTGGTAACTAATAGCGTTGTTTGCAATTAACGCCCACGCATCTTTATCACCCTCGATATTAACCAAAACATCTGCTTGGCGAGTAGTATCTAACCAAGTATCAGATTTTGGATTCAATTCAATTTTACCAAGATAGTTTACTACACCATATGGGTTAACATTAACAGACTTCGATGCCTTAGTTTGCTCTATGAAAGAAACAGGTGTTGAAGAAAGGGTGATGAATGGACCTCTTTGCTGTATTCCACTTGAGTTAGCAGAATCAAACAATAGTGTGAAAGAACTAATGTTGTATGTTGGACGCATCTCTTTCCTAGTCGAATCAATAGATGCTTTAAAATCCAACTTAGTAACATCGGAAACAGCTTGACCTGTAAACGAATCTACCAAAATACCATTCTTAAATCTTGGTAGGTTTGTTGTGTCTTTGATGGTCAAATCTTGTTTATTCAATGCTTCTAATTCTAGTAGAGAAAGTGATGTGTAATACTCAAGATTTTCCACTCTCTTTTCAATTGTACCAATATCACGCATGGTGTATCGTTTGTTGTTTACATACGATACTTTTGTGTTTGAAGAATTCAGTAGATAAGGATCATGTGACAATCTATACAATGTCATTGTACCTTGTTTATCTTCAGGATCTTTTGGTCTTAATGATGGAATACCTTCAATTACTTCAAATGTTTTGTTCTTGTTTAATACAACCTTATCTTTTCTTGGAAGATAGAATTCGTAATTTGTTATAATGTCAGAACCATTTTCAGGAATTTTTGGACCAGTTGTTGTTGAGTCAACATCAAAAACTACAGTATTTGCAGTTGCTTGAGTAGCGTTGGCACGAACAGGACGGAAATCTATGCAGTCTCGCAATTCAAATTTTGCACCATACTCATCAACATATGCCGGAATATTCTCATAAGAATACAAACCACCACCAGTATATGAAGTTCCAGTAAAGTAACCAGCGCCTGTTGATGAGAAATGGTTAAACTTAACAACAAGAGGACCGACAGGTGCTGTATATCCGGGCTTCAATTTGATGTATGCATGGTCATAGATCGAATCTCTTTGACCGCTGTATAATGTATAGTACGATGTTACATTTACCGCACTACCTTCATTTGCAACAGTAATCGTATTACCGTTAAAGTCTAATACTGAAACAAGACCAATAACATCAGAAGTAAATAGTGACTGTGCAACATCTGGTGATTTAACAACAGTATTTGCTGCAATCTGAATTTGACCTTGATGTGGGAACAAGAAAGTAGAATTGTTGCCAGAGAATAGATTAATACCGCCAGGTGCAATTCCAAAAATTTGAATATCGGTATTGGCAGCTTTATATGTCTTAGGTTTCTGGTTTGCTCCTGCTGGAGAAACATCAATAGTGGCGATGATGTTTGCTGACATACCACTTGAACCAGCTATTGTTAATTGGTTGCTTGAAATTCCTGTTATAGATTGTGCAGGAACAACATCACCTTTTTTGAACACGCTACTTCCAGCGCTGGTACAAACGACATAATAATTTTGAGCAAGAATGCTAGTTGTAGTTCCGGTATATGCTAATGATTCACCTGTGCCTAAAGACAGAGCAGGTGAAGTTGTTCCAGAGAAAGCCTGATCTACATACAGTTTTCTGTATGAGTAGTATACATTTGAAATAGAACCGTTTGCTACAAAATTTTGACCCAATGGAAACACCAATTTTTCTGATGCACTATCAGAAACTACCGTGTCATTGTATACGGAAGCTTGGTCTCTTGATTTTGTATCAATGTTCATCGCAGCTACTATGCCTGTTCCTGCTGAGTTAGGAACAAGCAATGAACGACAATCATTAAATTCAAAATCTATAGCCCAAACGCTAGTATTTTGTAAAACATTTGCAATAAATGGTTGGTCTAATTGAACAGTTTGTGTTTCACCATTATAATTGATAATGGTCTTCGCTGTTTCTCCTGCACCAGGACCAGAAGTGATTCTAAGTTTAGCTCCAGTATAAGCGTTGTTCGCATTAGAATATTGATAAGAATTTACAACGGCTCCACTATTGGCTATTTGTAGATATGTCGTATTTGATATATCTGTTCTTCCAATATTGGCAATTGTACCACCGTAAATAGACCCAACATTAATGTCGGTCAAGAATAGTTGGTAAGTATATGAAGCAGAATTCTGTGCGTTTGCTGATGAATCATATGCAATAGATTTAACGCGAACATTTCCAATTCTAGTATTCGCTCTTGTCAAAGAAGAAGACAAGTTAATAGATGCGTTTGGAACAGTATGCAATTCTACAGTATCAAGACTGTTAATTGGGAAACTACCAAATGGAGTATTTGCATAAACATAGTAACCGTAGTCAGCAGTAATCTTTTTACCAGTTACACTATCTGTTCCACGTGGTTTATCAATTGTAATTTTAGTTGGATAAATTGATTCGAATTCATATCCATAAACATATGCTTTACCTGGAGAAAGTATAACATCCAAATTAGCTGTATTGGCAGAATTGGTTTCTAATGCCAAATTGAATGGTCTAACGGTATAGTTACCAGATTCATCAAAGGTACGGCGAGCCAATGTATCTTCCAAAACAGCATATAATGGATTGTTGTTTAGTTTGGTTAGAACACCATCTTGAACTCTCGCCAATTCTAAAAATTTAGAATCATCGGTAGAAGTCAAACTTCTGGTGCTTAAAGTTAGAACAACCTTATATCGGTCTGCGCCGGGTGCCTGATAGTTAGAAGCATTCTGTGCAGGATCAAGCAATGAGGTATCAGAGGTGTATGATACAATAGACTCATCAATTTGAAAACCAATTCTAGCACTACCATCTTGTGCATACTTTGAAACGGCAACAGTCTGTGAATCTACTTTAATGAAAAATCCACCGTAGTAATATACACCTTCTGCTACTGAAAAAACTTGTCCTGTACCTGTGCCCGATGCTGCAATATTGGCGTATGAGGGAGTATTTACTGTTGATGCATTGTAAGTTATGATTGTATCGCCATCAGCGAATGTTCCAAATATTGGATTTACCAATAGAGTTTGAGGTTCAGATCCGTCAGCATCAAAAACTTTAATAACTTGAGCCTTTTTTGTAGGCGACTGAACATTATCTACGATAACTTGGTCTTCAAAATCACCAATAGAAACTGTGCTACCGGCATAGGTTGTTGCAACATTGATATAAGAAGTGTTTTGGAATACTAACTGTCCACCAGTAACAACAGAACCGTCTTCAAAAATATGGTCACCAAAGCGTGATACTTGCTTTTGTAGGATGGTTTGTAATTGTGTTAATTCGCGGGCTTGAACTGCATAGCCAGGCTTAAACAACATTCTAAGGAATTTTTTATCTTCCTCATAGTCATCGTAATACGGATTTGTATTAAAATTAGTATCAAGTGCCATTTTTTACCTTTAGAAACTTACAATCATTTTAATGTTTTCTGCTTGCCCGTCTGATCGGGTTGTTGCTGTATCATTTTCGATATACAACATATCACCAGAGTATGGTTGAAATGTTGGATTTGAAGTAGATGTTACTGTTCTTGAAACTCCAGAGTTTGCACCAATTAGTGGATTACCAGTTACAAAAGTTCCTACAACCTTAGTTAACCTAACAGTAGTACCTGAATCAGTTACAGAATTCAAAAATCCATAAGCAGATGCATTGCTAGGTGAATCACCCTGATAAACATATTCATTCAACGTATATGATGGTCCGCTTACCAATTGTAGATTTGTTGTTTGAGATATCACAGAATTGGCAGTCGCAGAAGTCACAGGTGTCGTATTTCCGTATTTATATGGATCCCTCATAAGACCAAACTGTCTAAATGTTGTGCTAGTGGAAATTACACCATCTTCTGAAGAATCTATTTCACCAATCCTTACTGCTATCATAACATTATTTGCATTTAATTCTTTAGCTGGATTGTATGCGTGACCAAATTTTGGTGAAAGAATTGCTCTAGCGTTTGCGCCAGCGCCTGATCCAAATAATAAAACATTCGCTCGACTGTAGTTAGTTCCAATAGTTACGGTATAAATGTTAGCCACATTAGCATCATTTGCTGATGCATTAATATCAGTATTGGAAAGAGTTGAGTATACATTTATACCTACACCATCACCATCAACATATACTCTAGTGGTTATACTTACAGTATTTGAATTACCACCACCAGTTGAAAAAGCATCTGATGATAAGACAATAACGCCATTGGCTGGATAAATTTGGCTGATATACGTTCCAGTTGAAATTCCTGTTCCTGAAATTGACATATTTGCCAAATTTGCCAAAGATGGAATACTAAACCATGAAATAACATTTGATGTATTAGCTAAACGAATAGTTGATTGTCCTGAAGTGAAACTATCTACTTTAATGTTTGACAGTTCACGATAGTTGGTACCCTTCTGTGTTACTAAAATTGTGGTCAATTCTCCATCTACAACACCTTGACTATTAACTCCATAGTCTAAAGCATCAGTAGATGTTGGTGCTGGAATCCATCCATCAGTCAAAAATTTGTTTGACGGTTTGACATTGAACATATATTTCCATAGATAACCATCTGCTGTAGCGATGTTACCATTGGATGTTGTGTAGTCACCAGTAGGTTTTACTGTAGAATTTGCAGACGAATTATTAGAAAGGCATTTATAGACATTTCTTTCCGCTGTAATAACATACATCGGCTTTAAATTTTGTTGAGTATTTGCAGATAGCAAAGTTGGAATAGAAGAAGTGTCATCATACTGGCGATATTTGGTATTTGCTGTCCAAATAACTTTTGGAATGACCAGTTCTACATCATTTCCAGTAACTCTTTTTGCAGCGTACATATTGTCCCATGCCTGCTTCTCGGTAACAACAGTATCGGAAAGACTTGGTGGCGTATTCTCATCTACATATGGAACATGATTTCCAATGAACACATAAGAAATAGTTGGTTGCGGCTCAGCAAATTCTTCTTTGAATTGCTCGGCGTTATTGAATTGTAATTTTCTTGTAATTAGAGTAGTCATGGGTATTATTTATGTGTTTGCCAGAACAATTGCAGTTTGACTATTAGAATAGTATAAAAATGGTGAGGAAACTATCAGAACAGTATTAGACCAAATACTGGTAATCAGTCTTATCTCACCATTAACAGATATATTTGATCTTGGATTACTTGATCCAACACTTATGGTATTACCATTAGCTATGTTAAATTTTGTGCCTGTTCCAACAATCATTGAACTTCCATTAACATTTACCCTTCCTGACAATGTTACTGCGATATTTGTAGAAACATTTGAATCACCAACCAATATATCTGCACCAGTATTATAGTCTGCGTAATTTACGAAACCAGCTGGATGCAGTAGATTTTTCAGAATTTGTTTATACTTACTGAATTCTGTTGTAGATGATGTTACATAAGAGTAGTCAGTATAGTAATCTTTGCCAGCTAATTTTCTTTCCGATGAAGATAAGATAGAATCTGAGGTAGTCCAACGACCAGGTGCAGTAAAGTAGGAAGCACCCAAAATAGCATTAGCTGTTGCAGAACGGTCTCCATGAGCAGACATATCTATTTGTGGAATATATTCATAACCTACACCACCAGAGGTCAACTTAATCTCAAGAACCTCACCAATAACTTTACCAGAATAACCAGTCAGAAGTTCTCCATTTCCCATAAGAGAAGTTATTGCTATGTTAGCTCCTAAACCTCCACTTATTGTAGATATGGAAACGCTAGGTAGATTTTCTTGGCTATAATTTACCCCACCTAATTGATTTCTGTAGTAGTTACCAACATTTCTATTATTTGCCCAAATTGTGGAATCTGCAAAAGTAAATGATGAATTTACATTCGCATGAGTGTCATCTGCAATGGCATTAATAAAGCGTGATTGTCCAGCTATCTGAATTTTATCTCCAAGTTTCAAATCGGACAAGAAAGTAGTACCAGTACCAATGATTGCTACATTATTGTTTTGAACATTGGCTGTTCCAGTAATGTAAGGCGCTCCAATGTTGATAGTCAGAACACCACCCGTTGCATTTATTGTTGCCACATAAGCGGCAGCATCAATACCAATTGTACCAGAAGGATTTGCTCCAAAGATAACTTCATCACCTACTTTATAACCAACACCACCATTGTTTACATCAATTCTTCCAACAGATTTGAAATCTTTAATGTCAAAAGAATTTGATCCTGCTGTGTATAATGCACCCTGCGAATCGAAGGTTGATATGTTTGATGTTACATTAGAAAGCAATAAGTTTACATTGGTTATAGGACCAAGGCCTGTAACAAACAAAGGTGTCAATGCATCAACTAGGCGTGTGTTTACATTTTCAGTAAATGGTCCTGGAAATCCATAGTCGGCAGCACTAATTAGAACACTGCCGTAGGAAGAAATTGTGTCATCGGTTACACGATAAGTAGAATTAGAATAATGGCTAGTGTTTATTCCATCAACAGCACCGACAACTATCGTGTTTGCTGGTGCACCATAGCTGTTAGCAAAAGAAGAAATTTTGAAACCTGCACCACCATAATCAACAACAATTCTGGTTACATTTCCCGATGTAACCTTCGATACAACTGCTGTTGCTGGTGGATTTGCACCTCCACCCAAAACTAAAACTGGATCACCAACATTATATGATGCACCACCATATGTTATCTGTATGCCAGTTAGAATTGAAAATGTATCGGCTTCAAAATCAATAAGCACACCATTAGCATCAATGATGTTTGATGTAATTTTTTCGCCGTTCGTAAAAACACCAGCAATAGATTTCTTATCAATAAACAACTCATACGGCAAACCAAAATTCAATCTATCGGTAATAATTCTTTTCGATGCAGATTCAACTAAAGCAGAAGCACCAGAAGATTGACCAATAACTTTTCTATTGGTAAGATTGGTTATATCGAAATTATTATAATAAACTTTGACTGTAGTATTTGCTGCCGGTGCAGAACCAAATACCACCTTTCTCGTTTCTTTTCTTATTGTATAGTCAACATTTTCCGTCTGTATAACATCATCAACATATACCTCTATGTCATTTGAACCAGAAACTTGAGCAAGAATAAATTGAGTGTTTGAACCATTGCCTGTATATACTGTTCTAACATTTGTTTGGATTCGCAGAATGTTATCTACAGTCCATTTTCCATCGGATGCACGAAGAACATTGTTTTTTGGTAAAGTTATATCAATCTCATCATTGAATAACATTCTGAATAATAACTTGAATGACTTTTCATTACCTTTCGCTAGATATAATGGCAAAACATTTTTAATTAGAAATGCTTTATCAACTTGAAGACTTTTTGGAATGAGAGAAGCAAAAGTATTGAAAAAATTATCTTCAAATTCTGTGATTGATTTATCAACATCAGAAATATATCTTATGTCTTTGGCTTTTGTAACCAAATCATTCTTTTGAGAACCTTGTTTGTTTTCTAAAAATTCATAGTAGGCTTCCAAGAAGGAAACAAACAGAGGGTTTTCTTCCCTAATAAATTCGGGAATCTGATTGCTAACAAGTAAAGATGTTTTGTAATCGGTCATCAGTTATATGACACTTCTAGTTTGGTAACTATAGAAACTGGATCTTCTTCATCAATTGTGATGATGGTATCTCTTGCAGTAGTGATAATACCTTTATCTGATTCAAAAGAAAGTCTCAAATAATTATCAGTTGTAGATACCGATAGAATTTTGATGGCATTGATAGTTACTACACCTGTATCATAGTCGATGGTTCCAACTTCTGAATTGACGATTTGTTTTTGAGCATTTGAATCATAGTAAATTGTTCTTATGACACCGTAACGGCTATCAATTGTAGCGACCGCGGTTGCACCATAACCAGAACCAGTATCTTTTATGGTAACTATAGCGCGAGAATAGTTGATGCCTCGATTGGTTATTTTGATGCTTTCGATTGCACCATTAACAATAACCGCTTCTGCGGTTGCACCAATACCATCTCCTGTGATAGTAACAGTAGGTGTTGTCAAGTAACCTGTGCCGGGATTAGTTACTGCAATAGAAGAAATGCCTGTGTAAGAACCCTGTATTTCTTCCAATGAAACTGTTCTTCTCACACCAAGAGCATCTAATACATCAAATTGCGATGAAATCATTCTATCGTTAATTCCACCTCTGTGTAGGGGCACATTGAATTCTACAACATAGGTTTTTGTTTCTGCAAGTGATGGCAAAAATCTTTTCTGAACACGGACATTTGTTTTAGAACCTATGATTGAATTCGATTGAGAACTATCTATTACATCTTGCAGTTTAGAAAGAACAAATTTAGCCGAAAATTTATTTAAGTTTGCGTTAGAATATGATAGTATGGAATTTCTGATAATATTAATTAGAGATTCTTCGGTATCTGTAGTTTTATTTGGGTTATATTGAACCTCGTTTTCTAAAACCAAATACAAATAGGCAGGATCACGAATGATACATTTCGTACTCACAATTGCCTTAGGTGTGATAATCTCATCAATAATTCTCTGCTTCTCTGCCTCAGAAAGATAGTAATTATTCTTTGGCTTCATTGAAACAAAAACTGTTCCATAAACTGGTGGATTGTTATCTTCTCCACCCCAAACAGAGATAGAACCAATGTTAGGGTAACTATTTAAAATGAAAGTCTCATAGTCTTTAAATGTTACCAAACGGTTCTGTGTAGCAAACTGAGATGGTGCAGAGAACTTAACATTATCTACAGACTCTCTTTCAGAACCACCAGATGCAGATGTTATTGGTTGAATTACAAAATTTGAGTATGTGGAACCCAAGGTATCTGTCAAAGATTGTAATGCTATAAAATTATTGGCTTTATTTGCGGCTGCGCCATTTGTAACGACATAACTGGCTGTAATGACTGCTCCATCAGGAAGCTTTTTACCCACAACATCATCACCAAAATATATTTGATATTTACCTGATAGGTTTTCTTCTAAGAAAAAAACTTCAGAGGTAGATTCTACATCCAAAATATCTGTTACAACATTATATCGTGTTGTTATAGAAGATGTAGATGAAGGAGAAACAACAACCTTTAAAGTGTTTGTATCAACATTGGAATCTGGCAAAACAAAGATTTGTTTTGGGTTTGAACCTTCATCATAATTAAAGACATAAGATACTCTCTGACCTTCATAGATAGTTACATTTTCAAAATAGTAAGCATCGTTTGATTTTGTGACGGTGATATCATCATTCACAACAAAGTTGTATGATTTCCCATCAATCAATTCAGAAAGAAAGTAATAGCCTGCTGGTATAGTCATTGTTCCCGGAGTGGTTGTTCCAGCCAGAACAGTAAAATTAAGTGTAGCCTGTGGAGCCACAGCAGAATGTGGGGTATAGTTTAGAAGTTTGGCGTGAGAAACAACCGAACTACGCAATAGTGCGGTGTCCATAAAAGACTCATTGGCAACCATGTTTAGATAGTATGCATTGTAATGAGTATTGTAAGCCAAAATATCCAATAGAATATTTAAGCCAGAACCTTCAAAATCATAGTCTGTGAAGTATGATTGTTGGCGTAAAAAATTCTTTAAATTGCTCTTGATTGTATCAAAATCAAGTTCTGTTACTCTTAAACGATCTGCCATTTTTATCTAATCCGTTGCAAATAAAAATCTATGGTAATTGGAGTTGTCATATTAACGATATAGAATTCCATCTTTACATTGTATCCATTTTCATCCGAAGAAGGAATCGCAGATACAGTCTTTACACTTACCCTTGGTTCATAATTCGTAACAGTTTCCTGTATTGCTCTTTCTATTTGATTAGCAACAAGAGGGCTAGTGTTTTCAAATAGAAGGTTTCTAATATTGCTTCCAATATTGGGACGAAAAGGTCTTTCATAAAAATTTGTCAATACAAGATTTTTTACAGAGTTGATGACAGCATATGAATCCATATGGACGTCAACATCTTTTCTAACAGGATGGATAGTAAAATTCAAATCCAAATCCCTGAAAGTTCTTGTGGTAATGTCTAGAGTTACGGTTTCCATCGTCTATTTATAACTTGTTTTTAAGTTTATCTGTGCCCGTATAATTTTCCACCATATACAATCTGAAGGCGTCAAAATTTGTATATTTTGATATGGTATAGAAGTTGTTCATCAAACTAACGCAATTATTATAGAAAGTAACATCGTGGTTTCTGCGCGTGTTTATCATGGAATAAACAGCATTCATGTTGTTGCAGATGGAATCGTTTACAGCCACAGAAATATTTGAGGTGGAACCAGATATTGTGGCGTTCAATGTAGCAGAATCGCTGGTCAAAATTGTCAAATTACCCTGTAAATCTGAATCTATGAACAGACTGGTCATGCTTCCTAAGATTGGAGTATTGTTCATCACACCATCATAAACTGAAACTAAAGAAATAACTAACTCGCCTACGCCAACGGCGGTGTCAAAATCTGGCAGAGAAGAACTTGTGGTTGGAACAACACCAGATACCCTGTAACAATGAGCCTGAAAATTGTTCAATTCGCTCATCAATTGTCGTGTAGTATCTTGCATTCTTGTGTTGCCAGTTATACTGTATTCAACGGAGAATGCAACGGTATTCATACTTGTGGTGATTGCTGTCAGGCTATTGATGGTGTTTGATACTGGGCTTTTCAAGTATCCATTAACATCACCTGTAGCCAATGCTTCATATTGCCACTTGCGGAGAGTGGGTTTTAGCTTTAGTAATTCCAACTCTCTGTTGCCAGTTGGATCATTAGCATCACCCAAGTATGCAGAATTAAAGTTGTATCCAAGTTGTGGAAATATTTTTGTCATAATTATGCAGCGACAACGGTCAATACGCCAGTAGAAATTATATCTCCACAGGTGGCAACATCCATCATCGTTCTAATAGAAA